GTCGCTGTCGGGCTTTTCCGTCTTGGTCCCCTCGGCGGGAGCGTCGGTCTGTCCCGGCTCCTCGATAGGAGCCGTAGCCGCCAGCCGGGCAAGGACCTCCTGGGTGATGGCCTCCCCCATCTCGTCGGGAGTAGGCACGTTCTCCGCCATGAACTGCACAATGCCCTCCTGGGTGCGGGGCAACTCGGCGGCAGGGTGGCCAGTCAAACGACTGGCCAGGTTCCGCAGCGCATCCTCGAAGGACACGCTTTTGGGGGCTACGACGTTTTTACTCATGGGGCACCTCTCAATCCAGCTTGGCGTCAGGGTTGGCAGCCAGATACTCGGCCAGCTCGGAGTAGGACATCTCGGAGGGCTTCTTGCCGCCGCCGGGTTTCCCACCGTCGCCGCTCTCGCCGGGCTTCCAGCCCTCGCGGGTCACGGAGCCGAACATGAAGTCGGTGGAGGCGTCCTTTTTCAGCGCCTCGATACGGGCGGCCAGAGTAACGCTCTCCCCGCCCGCCTTGCCGATGACCTTGCCGTCCACGATCTTGGCCCCCGCCAAGAAGTCGGCCAAAATGGCCCGGACGGCGGTGTTGTTCTTGGACCCGGCGGCGATCAGTTCAGCGTCCACGGCGGACAGGAGCTTGACCTGGGCCAGCTCCTTCTCGTAGTTGGCCTTGTCGGTCTTGGCCTGCTCCTCCAGCTCCCCAATCTTCTTGGTCAGGGTCTCATTGTCGCCGGTGAGCTTTTTCAGATCGGCCAGCTGGGTGGCGTGGGTCTTGGCGGCCTCCTCCAGCTGACCCACCTGGGTTTCCAATTCGGTCACGCGGGTGTGTTTCGCGTTGAAATCAGCGCGGGAAACGAACCGCTCCCCCAGGGCGGCGCTCACCTTGGCGTCCATTTCCTCGGTGTAGGCATCCCCCAGGATGTCTTTGATCCACTGCAATTTCATGTCTGCTCCTTTCTTCCTGCCGCCGTCCTTTTTATCGGGCCTGTCCCCGTATGGCAGCAGCCCCATTTTTATCCGCTGGGCCAGCGGTATTTTTGGGTATGAAAAAAGCACCGTGCCGCTGCACGATGCTCTAATCATCAATATACGTTGTCTGGGTCAAACTTCTGCTCCGGCCACAACTCCGGGAGCGGTTTCCCACTCTGGAGGTCCTGGAGGACCTGAGCGGCGTCCGCCCTCTCTGGGGGCGTGTAGGTGGCCTCGCCGTCCTCTGTCTCATACACCAGGCCGCCGCCTGGCTCGTCACCGAAAAAGCCGCCGCCGTGCTTGGCGGCGTAAACCGCCGCAGCCGCCGTCAGCTTCGTATCGGCTCTAAAGTCCTGGTATCGCATCAAACCACCCCTTTCAAAAGGCTCTCGAACTCTGCCAACGCGGAGGGGAAATATTTCTGCATCAAAGCATACTTGTCCGGGCTGAACTGTGCCTCGTACATATGGGCGAAAGCCTCCAGCTCCAAGGCACCCCGGCCCTTCCAGTATTTCGTGGCATGGCCCCAGTTGCCTCGGGCCTTGTTCCGGGATAGGCCGCCCATCAGGTCGGAGATTGCGTTATACAAATCCGGGGTGACCTCTTGGGCGATCACCGAGTAGGCCGCCGTCTTTGTGATTTTCTGCGCTTTCATAATGCCCTTGATATAGGCGTCAAAGTCAGCCCGCAAAGCATCTCCAAAGTCGGGTGTGCTGAGTGAGGTCCAGCCTGTCCCGGTGCAGGATACAAAGTCGATAAAATGGCCGTGCTCGTGGAAGAACGTGGTCCCTGCGCCTCGGACGTTGGTCAGGTCGTCAGCAAAGTTCATTTTCACCTTCTGCGTCATGGCGCTGAAGAACGCCGTGCCCGAGTGCGCCCCATCCGACACGGAGCCAGCGGGGACGTGTTTGGCAAAGGCGCTTTGCGCCACGGGGGTGCCGGTTGCAAACCGAGCCTCCAGGGCGTCGCCGTAGTCCTGAGTCATGCCCGGCATACCCCGGACAGCGGTGGAGAAGTGCTGCTGTTCCGTGGTGTGAGCCGGGGCCGGTGCGGGTGTTGGTGCTGGTATTGTACCACCGGCCTGGGGCGGTGTCAAACCTCCCGCCTTCACAAATTTCTGCCGCCACTCGTCAAACGTCATATCCGGCGGCACCTTGGCCGTCGTTCCGTCCGGGTTGCGGGTCCACCGCTCCCCGATCCCCGCCATATCCTCGAAGTACGGAGCTGTACAGCACCGGCACCAGGGGTGGAAGGGGGGAGCGGTCAGGCCCACCTCATACTCGGACATGGGGAAAACCTGCCCGTCCATATCCCCGCAGAGATTGCAGGTATCGGAGTCGAAGGTGGCAATGACTTGGAACCGCTCCACGTCCAGGTCATTGTAGCAGTCCTTCTGGGCGGCACTGGCAAAGGCGGCGCTTTCCGTCATGACCAGACGTCCGGCCTTCGCCCGGGACACGCTGAACTGCTTGGAGATGGCCCGAATCGCGTCATCCGGCGCTTCCCCCCGGATAATCATCTGGGTGAGCTGGGTGTTGACGCTGTTGACAAGGCTCTGCTTGTTGGTCCAGCAGCGGTCCCGGAAGGTCTGTCCATCCGTTGTCCAGGGGCGGGAGAGGACCTTTCGGATGGCGCTCTCGTTCAGCGCCGCCAAAGGCCAGCCCACTCCCAGGATTTTCTGGACTTCGAAAGCGGTATGGTAGTAACTGCCAAGGTATAGCTCCCGGACAGCGGCATCCGCAGCGCTAAGACTGCTCCCATACAGCGCCTCCGCCTGCTGCTGAAGCTGGAGCTTCAATGCCTCTAGGCGGGAAATATGTACCCGTGCGCTGGCGTTCTCCAGCTGTTTCATCCAGGCCCCGTCCAGGGCGTTCTGCTGACCATATGCGATGTATTCTCCCACCGTCCAGCGGAATTCCTCCAGCTCCCGACCTGATAGCAGCCGTTTGGCATCGGCCAGAGAGATTTCATTGTTGACGGCGAAGCGCTGGTACCAGGCGGCAATCTGCTTCTCCACCTCCTCCTGAGCCAGGGAGAACTGACGCTCTAGGTTTTCCACATAGGCATAGCCCTGATCCTTCAGTGCGTCCTCCATGTTCTTCATCCGCCGGGCCCAGTAGTCGCTGTTATTCCTTGGCCTTGCCGTCGCCCTCACCATCCTTCACAGGCGGCCCGTCTTTTCCGAAAGCGCCGCGATTAGCTTCAAACGCCGCCCGATAAGGGTCCGCAGCCGCTTCCTCCTGCTCGGCCTTGAGCCGTTTTAGCTCCTTCTCCGGGTCCGACACCCAGGGGTGCATTTTCACGATGGTTTCATTGGAGAGGATGCCGACGGACGCCTTGCAGTTGTTAATGGCCTCCGTCTCGTTAATCAGCACGTCCCGGTCAAAAATGACCGTGACCTCGGTGCCCTCATAGCTGCCCTTTCCCGTATTGGCAAGGTGCTGATTGACGAACCACAGCAGCTCCTCCATAGATGCCTGGAACTCCAGCTCGATCCCGTTGGCGTCCAGGTCGATGTCAGAATACATCGACTGTATATTCATCTGGTTTGGATTGCCGCTCATACGTTCGTCCTTGGCATCATAGCCTCGGGCGTTCTCTATGACGGCGTCCTTCAGCAAAGCCAGCAGCGCCTTATAGTTCTCGGAATTGACCTCCAGGGTCAGTGTTTCCACCCCGCCCTCACAGCCATCATAGCTCCGCACCTTGATCGCGCCCAGGACAGCCAGGTTGTGCCGGAACCGGCCCAGGTCCTCCCCGTCGTAGTTCTTGATAACCAAGATGGTGTTGTGGATATCCTCCTCCATCTGATTGGCGAAGTTAGAGAGAACGTCGTTGTAGGCGTCCTGGAGGCACTTCACCCTGGACAGCAGCGGCAGCTCATGGTGGGAACTTTTGAAGCACACCAGAGGGACACGTTTCCAGTTGTAGGTCCGGGTTTCGCCGGTACTGGGGTCCTTCTCCGTAATAAAGGGGCCAGATTGAGCGTTGTCGTCCGGCACCAGAGAGCCGTCGTCCTTGCGGATGAAGCAATCCACTCCGCCGCCATGCATGACCTCCACCTTGACCACGTCCTTGGCCTGTTCCTGCTCGTCGTACTCCAGCACCATGTAGACATGGACCGCAGCGTCCAGGATGGTGTGGTCGGCGTCGGCCCAGAACGGCAGCACTTCATCCGCCGGGAACCGCTTAAAGGCCAGCTCCCCGGCCTCATAGTACGGATACACCCAGCTTTTGCCGCCGATCCACGCCCCCTCGCCCACCGCCCGAAGCAGACGCCGGAATCGAGCGCCCAGGACTTCATTCAGCGCCTCGGCGTACTGCTTGTTCTCGGTGTCAAAGGTAAAAGGCCGCCCGAAGGAGTAATTGGTCTTTTGGTCCACCATCTTGGAATACTGGTTATTGACCAGGCGGTTGTTGGGGAGGTGTGTCAGCTCCACCGGCTTGCCATCGTCGTCCAGTGCCATACGGCGGCGGCGGGTGACCGCCTGGTCGCCGTCATAGTATCGCTCCCCGTCAAGCTGGCGCTGGCGCTCCTTGGACCGCAGCCATGCCGTGATCTCCAGCTCCAGGAACCGCTTGTCTGTCATGCCCCGGCGGAAATTGGTGGCCGTCCGGGTCACGCAATCATCCCGTAAATTGAAAGTTACCATAGCATGTCACCCCTAAAAGCTGAACATTTCCGGCGCGAAAACCTTATGGACGAAGTAACGGACGTCGTCCATGGCATGGTCGTTCTCCTTAATGGGCCGGTCCATGGGGGCCTTTTCGTCCCAGCGATATAGGCCGAACTCCCGAATACAGTCGGCGCAGCCCTCGCAGATGAACAGCCGCCCCAGCTTGAGCTGGGTGGCCACGTCCCGAATACCGTCCAACACGGCATTGGACGCCTTTATGTCGTGGAACCGGCCATGCCGCCGGATGGTCTCCAGGAAGGAGGCCGCCGACGGGTCCACGATCACACCCCGGATAGGGAGATCCCCGGCCAGCTTCTCCAGCTCGGTGTAATACTCCTCGTCCGTATGCTGACGGCCCTCTTTCCGGCTGTCGAAGTAATACTCCCGCATCCGATACCATATCCCGTCAGCCCGACCCCATAGCCCCATAGAGCAAGGGTTGGCCGTGCCATAATCCACGCTGATGTAATAGCGGTCATAGGACCGGGGCGTGGCGGGCACAACGTGGAAGTCCTTGTTAAACATGGTATAGATCAGGCCCTCGGCCACTACCCACAGCCCCAGGATATACCGCTGATAGAACACGCCGGAGTACATAGCCTCGTACCGTTCCCGGATGCGTTGCGGCAAGGCCGGGTTGTCGTCCATCGTGAAATGCAGATGGAGGGCGTTCTTTTCCTTGGGCTTGTCGCCCTCCACCCAGTTCTTGTAAAACCAGTGTTCGGGGCCTTCCGGGTTACAGTTGAACCA